AATTTTCTGGACAAATCCATTCTTTCTGAGCTTCAAACATTTATGCTAATACCATAATTAAAAAACAATATACACACAACACTGTGAATAATCCTAAATCAAACACTGCCATTTTCTTCTCCTCATTTGTTATAATCTCTTTCTACAATCATCTGTATGTAATGAATTGCTTTTTCTAAATCTTGCTTACCACCTTTGTCTTGATGCCTGCAAATATATTTAATTGCATTACCTTCCGCGAATAGTATCTTATTTTCATTTATAAATCTAGAAGGCTGTATTTTATATTTTTTATAATGTGAACCTCCTACTTGTCTAAAAAATGTTTTGTTGCTCATAGTATTGGATCTCCTGGTATATAGTTATAATAATCATCTATATCTGGTTGCATGATATAAAGATTTTCTTTTGCTCTTGTTACACCCACAAAAAACAATCTGTGTTCTGGATCAGGATTTCTTAATGCTGCGTCATGTATAATCTTTTCCATTCCTGTATATAAGACTACATTTTCGCATTCTTCACCTTTGACACCATGTATTGTGGATACTTTAATTCTTGCAGGTTTGAATAAATCATCACCACTATTTAATAATGATTTAATGTATAATTTTGTATCTTCCTTAAAATTTAATTGCTCCCAGCTGCCTGTCACCTTGAGCCCATGATTTAACATCAAATCATCTAGATCTACAAGATCTACTGTATCTAATGATTTGCCGCTAGAAAATCCATATTCAACATGGCCCATATTCCAATTTAAAACTTTATAAACTGCTTTTGCTTCTTCAGATCCAACAGTCGCACCTTGATTTAATCTATGCCACACTTGATAGCCCTGTAACAATTCATCAGATAAAACTGTATTAGTTTTACTAGCAAATCTTAAGTTTAATGAGGTTAAATGAGCTTTAATTGGATTTAACATTTGATTCGTTCTTGCAATAATCATCCATTCCCCTTTACTAAAATTAATATTATCCAATGTTTGATCTTCAAAAATTTGTCCTTCCGCATCTCTTGGAAGCCAACTTTTAATCATTCTATTGTCTACATGCTGTAATATATCTAATGCTTTTCTATGAATAACACGTGGACATCTTCTTGATTCAATTCTTGCATCCACTTCACCTTTTAAATTAATAAATATATTAGGATTAGCACCTTGAAACGTATAAATCGTTTGATCGTCATCCCCTGCAACGTATGATCTATCACATCTTGATTCAATGTAATTGAACATTTCCCATTGCAGAGGATTCAGATCCTGTGCTTCATCCAAAAAGACAACGCTGAGTGGAGGGCATTTATCTTTCTCAATGAACTGTTTAATCATATCGGAATACTCAATCATTCCGGTTTGTTTCTTATATGATTTTAAATCGGCATCAATCTGTTCTGTTAACCATGTATCAACACTGTAATGTTTATCTAATTCTATTGCAGCATCCATGATAGATATTTTTTTACATCTTGCGTATTCAATAATTTTCATGTGATCATTCTTATATGTTGTTGTTTCTGTGTAAGGATCAAAGTATGAACTAAAAGATAAATCTTTGCATATTTGTGAAAAGTTTTTAAATGCATTCCATTTCTCATCTTTAAGTAATTGTGTATTAGTATCTATGTTTAATTGTTTTGTTCCTAAAGAATGCATAGTGCATATGTATGGAAAATCTTTCACTTGCGGAAATGCAGATAATATTCTTTTCTTTGCTTCATTAGTTGCAGCATTACTAAATGTTAAATAAGCAATCTTATCAGGAGATGTTTTATATTCTTCAATCTCTTTCTTTAGATAGTTATTAATTAAATGATATGTCTTTCCTGTTCCTGGAGGTCCTGGAACTATTACTCTTTTCATTTAAACGCTGGCTCTTTCATTGTATTTTCTGTAATAGTTGGTTTATCAACATTTACTGTTTCAACCTTCCATATTCTCATTGCTTTCTTATCTAATTTTAAAACTTCTTCTTTTGCTTTAAAAATATCTTCCAACATTTTTTGTGTCTTTGCTTTTGGTAAATCCCAAGACTTACTTCTCTTTAAGAAATTATTAAAACTTTGATATTTAAAATAACTATGACCATTTTCTGTAAATGGAATACCTCTTTTAACATCATCCATAACCTTACCTGTTGCTCTATTTAAAAAATCTCCAAGTAATTCTTTTAATTGATAATCAAGTCTTGCTGCTTGTGGAACTTCTAATATTTTAAATGTATCTTTATTAGACATAATTTTATGTAATAATTTTTTCCAAACAACTGTACCTATTGGCATTAATACTTGATTTAACTGATCCATTACCTCTACAGAAAATTTATTAAATTCATGAAGAGTATGCCCATCTACTTCAACTGGTTTACCATCAAGATACACAATATAAATTGTTGGATGTGATGGATATTTTTCTATTCTTTCTATTTCTGGCGCAGGTATATTTTCACCAACACCAAATTTTCTTTTTACACAAATCTTTGATTCACAAAAACTTCTAATAGGTTCTTGCTTACATTTATAACGATAATCTTTATTTAATAATGATTTAATAACACCTTCTATTTCAGAATCTGTTAATGGTTCAGCCATGTATTTACCATTATAAGTGCTTAATTTTGTTTTCCATGAATCTGGAAATCTTTTTCTTAAATAAACACCAACATTAAACATGGTATCATTTCTTTTACCTTTAGGAACTTTGTCAGATAACAGTGTAACTAAACAAGGAGGAGCTTCTAATAAATCTTCATCTTCTGTAGTTATAGGTTCTTTCCATTGTATTAAATCTTTTTCAGATAAAACTTTTTTATCATATAATTTAAAAAATTCTTCTAAAGTTAATGGTTCTGCATTATCTCCTAGTGCACGTCTTACAGATTCATCACCACCATGATACGGAACATTTAACCAACTACCAACTTGGTTTTTATCTGCAAGTATATAATCTTGTTTTGGAAATAATTCTTTACCAGCATGGCCTAACATTGCTGCCATTGTTTTTAATTTTTCTCTAACTAAAGAAGCTGGAACAAATTCTTTTACAAATAAAAATATATGTGCACCACCTGATTTTGATTTAAAAACTACTAATGGTAAATTTTTATTTTTTATTTTTGTAATTAATTCTTTATGATCTAAATCATAAACGTCGACATCTAAACATCCCCATTTACATCTACTATCTTGTCTAATAGGTACAATTCCTAATGCTGGAAATTCACCATTTAAATGTTTTTGCCATAACATATCTGTTACTGGCTTATGTACCGTTATTGATTCTGCTTCATTCTTTCCGTCATCTCTGATCTCACCAGTCATTTTTGTTTGACCGTAAGAAGTTTCAAGACCAGCAAATATATTCTTAAATCTTTCTAACATTTTCCACTCAATTTGTTGTGGGTGGTGTTGCCACCACCCATTAATTATTTATTTAGTTGCTAAACTTTCGTAAAACGATTTAGCTCTTTTGTAGATTTTTTCATCTGCTACAGGACCAACTTTAGATACATTGTATCCATACCATTGGTTTCCCTTTCCAGAATTCAAAACTGTACTTAATTTGTACATATGACTAAATGAAGGTGGAGTATAAGATCCTTTTTGACCCTCCAAAACGATTGACATCATCATGGAATTCCACTTTCTACTTATTTTACCTTGAGAAGAACTCATAGATATTAAAGCAGTTTCAGTGTTATCTCCATCTACAATCAAAACAAAATGATTTCCAACTGTAAGAATATAATTACCATTTGGCAATCTATCTTTACCTGAAGGATCTTCAGTTGTTTTTGATTTTATATCAGAAGTATCTGGATAGATTTTTTCAGGTCTTCCTGATCCTGTTCCAAAATCTGACCATTCTTGATACTCTAATTTATAATGACATGGAATAACCGTTATTCCATTTGCTCCATCATACAATTTTTTTGTAACTGTATTGAAAAGCATTCCAGGTTCAGCACCTTCAACATAATTTTGATTACGTTTTTGTGCTTCTCCTGAACCGTTTTGTAATAGTTTTAAAATAGGTAAAGCAATACTATCTTGCTTTACATTTTCAAAACCTTGATGCGCATCATTCTCAAATAATATTGAGGAAGGTAATGGCGCAGCTTTTTTTGGTGCTACTTGTTTTCCTGTTTCCATTTTATTTATCTCCTTGTTATTTTTGTACTGTTACCTGCGTAAGTTTTAAATAAGTCAGAGGGCATATCCTGTCCAGCTTCAATACGCTCTCTGACTATTGCCTTGAGTGTCTGGGGATGAACACCTACTTTCTGGACTGGTTCAAACCCCTGACCTCGTGCAAGGACAGCATATTGTGCTGCCTTGTTATCTTCGCCACGACCAAAGGTAACAGTGATATCGTTTTTAATGATATCACCTAAGCCGTTATTACGAAGCCATGTAAAAGCTTGTTCCTGAACTTCAGGAATAATAGCTGCACTGTAAAAAGGTTTTACTTCTACAGATTCACCATCTTTTAGCTTTAATTTTGTAATGTGCATTTCCTGCATCATGGCAGGAATTTCTACTTGTGAAAGTATTCTTGCTTGTTCTTTTAATTTGTTAATGCTTTCTTCTGCATTTAATATTTCATCTTCTAATTCTTTTAACTTTAAAACTTTATCAGATAAAGTTTTTGCCGCATCAATTTGCGTTACTGATTCTACTCGGTCTTGTTCAAAATTTATTGTCATATTATTACCTTTCTATTCTGTATATTATA